AAGTTCAACGGGCGTTTTGGCTAAAGGTGGTGGAGCCGGATTAAACTCTTTATCTGCTGCACAAGGCGGTCAAGCCTCTGCCAGCGTTGGAGATGTAAAATATTCTGGGGGCAATGGGCCATCTACTGGTTCACCGCCAAACCTTTGTGGAGCTGGAGGTGGTGCTGCTGGACCGGGTGGTGCAGGTGGTGCAGGAGGATATGCTACTGTAGGTGGATTTAATGGGCAAGGTGCTGGTGGAGGCGGTTCAGGCGCGACATTAACATTGCCCGGAACTGCCGGAGCAAATGGTGGAACAGGCGCTGGGGGAGCAGGCGGTGCTTCAACAGGTCAAACTGGTGGAGCCGGAGCAACAAGTTCTTCAGATGCCACTGTTGGAGTAAATGGTGGCGGTGGCGGTGGCGGTATTGCTGATGCAACACCGTCAAGAGACAAAGGACAAGATGGCGGAGCTGGAACGTATTGGATACAAACATCTAACTCTGCAACCGCTGGTTCGGGAGGCGGAGGTGGTGGCCCATGTCAAAACGTATCTAGTGCAACTATTGCTGGAAATGGTGGTTTATATGGCGCAGGCGGTGCTGCCGCTAACGGTTTCTCAACACTTGTGTCTGGAGCTGGCGCACAAGGAATAGTTGTATTTACGTATGCTGCTAAGGATGAGGTGACGTCTGTATCTGCATCTGGATTAGCTGGTGTGGTAAAGCAGTTTGGTGGTGATAGTCCTTATATATATTCCGTATCTTCTGATTCTGTAACTGGATTTGTTGGATCAAACATAACGCTACAAATTTCTGGCGTTGTTTCATCTGGGCAGGCAGGTGCGATAAATAGTTACATCGGTCTAGTGGTTTACTTATCCGGGGTATCAGCATCCGCAAACCTTGGACAGTTTTATATTGTTCCTGAGTCAAGCATTACTGGACAAGGTATTACAGGAACAATCGTAACTTCACAAGTTCCATATGCATTTAATACATATGACAGAATTCAAGAGATTGTAACAGCAACAAATGGAACAGATACATTAACCGTTAGTGGAACAACTGTATCTGGGTTTTCTGGGTTTTATGTTCCACAATATCAAACTAAAGCTGTATTTATTACTTCTGGTTCAACTTTTACAATTCCTTCTGATTTTAGGGCATTAATTTCTGTAGAGGCAATTGGAGGTGGAGGAAGTGGTGGGCAGGTTGGATTTAATACGGTTACCGGTGGAGCTGGTGGTGGAGCATATGCAAAATCAACCTCAATAACCGGTTTGCTTGTAAACCAAACTGTTTATGTAAATATAGGTGCTGGAGGTGGTAAACCCTCTGGACAGGGAGATGGAAATCCCGGCGGAGATACTTGGTTTAATACTTCTAACGCTGCTCCAAGTTCAAGTTCAACGGGCGTTTTAGCTAAAGGTGGTGGAGCCGGATTAAATTCCGCATCTGTTGCTCAAGGTGGGCAAGCATCTGCAAGCGTTGGAGATATAAAATATTCTGGAGGAAACGGTCCATCTCAAGTATCAGGTAATCCAGCCTATTCACAAGGAGGTGGCGGTGGAGCAGCCGGACCCGGCGGTGCTGGAGGGAATGGAGGTTATTCTACTGTCTCAGGATCATCCTACGGAATGGGTGGAGGCGGTGGTGGATCTGGAGCAACATTAATTGCACCGGGTACAGCGGGAACAAACATAAGCGCGGTCGGTACTTCAGGAGGGGCAGGCGGTGCTTCAACTGGTCAAACAGGCGGAGCTGGAGCAAGAACCGGTGTAAATGCTGGAGCTGGAGTAAATGGCGGAGGCGGCGGTGGAGGTTTCCTAGCTGCTGCTCCTACCAATACATCTCAACAAGGCGGAAATGGCGGAGCAGGAACATTTTGGATACAAACATCTAATTCTGCAACTGCTGGATCAGGCGGCGGCGGCGGCGGATTTAATTCCTCTGAGTATTTAGCTTTTGGATCGCAGCAAGGAGGGGCCGGTGGCTTGTATGGTGGTGGTGGAGCGCCAAATATTGATAATTCTACAAATAACGCTCCATTGTCTGGAACGGGTGCTCAAGGTATTGTTGTTTTTACATACTCAACCCTTAACATAAATCCAAGTTACCAGTTATATTATACTGTCACTGATGGAACAAACTGGGAAACAGGTGTGGGCGCTTACTTTATTCCATCTGGGACCATTACAACAATTAGAGTTATGGCTTCATCTAATGGCGGCGCATCTATAACTAAAACAGTTGGGATGTACGTGTACATCACATACGCAGCAATGAGTACAACAATTATTGATAATGCGAATAACTGCCTAATTCCATTTGGTCCGACTAATACTAGAGTCGGTGTTAATAACATAGCACTAGCAACATCGATGAGTTCATAACATGCCAATCAATTATATCTCCGCTCAAAAAGCAAACGTAACAACGGCAACCACCTGCTATCAGCCAGTAACATCTTCAACTGTTCAAGCAACGATGGTTGGTTGTTTGCTTGCTAATACAAATACAGTATCTGCGACTGCTACAGTTACGCTTATTAATAATGGCGCAACAGTAACTACTAACATTATTAAGAATGTACAGATACCATCTGGTAACTCGCTTGATATTTTAAACGCTGCAAGAATTGTAGTACCATACAATTATCAGGTACAGGTTACTTCCTCTCCGGCAGTGGATGTAACCATATCTTCTATTGAGGTGACCTAATGTCTTTTCTCGGTACAGTACCTACAGCTACGCAGGGCGGTAATGGTTTAGCAGCTCCATCTTTTAGTGACGTTATTGGGTTTAACAATAACGGGACAACACAACCTATTGGACCAACTAACGGAACACAGTTACCTGTTGCTGATCCAGTATTGGCTAATGCTCAAACCAATGATGCACCTATTAGCGTGTTTGTTTCTGGCGATCCTGCGGGAGACTTTGCCGGGATAAACCTACTTGAGCAGGTAATGACTGATGGTACAGGTCTTGCCATCAACACGCGCTCACTTAATCAGCAAACATTAAAGACAGATGCAAGCAATGCATTAATTCCATCAGATGCGCCTGCTGCACTTGAAATTGAATTGATTAATGGCGGTCAATATATTTTAGATACAACTGGGTATCAGACTATATTAATTCAACAGCAAACTCTTGGATCATATGTATTCTTAGATCAAAGTAACGATAACGTTAACTTTACTCCAGCATCTGCTGTACAGTTATTAGGAAACCAGCAATCGTTTCCTTCTCCTTATACACAAGCTGTGTTTTCACAAGCAATGTATGCAATTCCTGTTGCAGCACGTTATATACGTTTTACGGCAACTACGACAACAACTGTTGATCTAGCAATTTATTTACGTCAAATACCATTTAATTCATATCAAACTTACTTTTCTGTAAACCTTCCGCAAGGCGCTCAGTTGGGTGGATACAACCAAACAATTAACCCCAACGGTACGGCAAATGCTGCATTTAATGCTCAAGGTGGAACTGCACCTAATCCAACATTAATATCTGGTATAGATCAAACAAGCGCTATTCGTGCAGTTAAGACGGATGGTGTCGGTATGCAGTATGTTCGCGGCGCACCGACTCAAGTTGGACAACAATCAATAGAAGAATTATTGACACAGATATTAGGAACTCTTCGTGTGCTAACGCATTATAAATATGAAGAGCAACTAATGGCAGGTATCCGTTCTTCCGCTGACGAACCTGATAATATGTTAGCGGATTATCTCAACCCTGCTTCAACCCTCAACAACATGACAAACTAGGAGTCATTATGTTAATTCAGAATCAAGTAGGCTCATTGCCTTCATCACGTCAAACCGCAGGTACACCCAATAACCCCGGTGGTACTTTCGGCGAGGCATTTGTATCAGAACTAGCCCCTCAGTATTATTCATTAGTAAAAGCAAACAAAGTGTTTACCTTGTCTGCCACTAACGTTAACTTAACTGGTTTCACTGGTGGTGCTGCTGGTACTCCAGCAATCGGTATTTATAACCCAGCAACATCCGGTACTGATATCGTTATTCTGCAAGCCCGTGTTGGCATTAAAACCACTGGTACTGCTGCAACTTCTAACGATTTTAACTTCTGGATGGCTAACCAAACCACTGCTGCGGTTTCAGGAACTCAGACTGCTTCTCGTTCGATGTATTCACAGCAGAACACAGGTTCCGTTTCATACGGTATGGTTAACGTTGCTAACACGGGTGCGCTTGCATCTACTTTGGTGGCCCCTTCTGTTTCAATCGGTACAACGACCACTACACCTACCCAGACTGTTGGTCTGTTCGTAGATGACGTGAAAGGACTGATTATTCTTGCTCCCGGTAACTACCTAGCATATGGTTTGTATGCAACGACTACCGCTGCTACGTTTGACGTTTCCTTGATGTGGGCTGAAGTACCTAGCTAATCTAGGATGGGGATTTATTATCTACGGCTAATAAATTAAAGAAGGAGTTCAGCAATGTTCTCCTTCTATCCCGTTTCGTCTGCACCATTTAGCTCGGCAAAAACTCCCGGCGCAGCAAATCTTCTTGGAGTAGTTGCATCAGGTTTAGCTGGAACAGTAGTTCCTCGGAGCACTGAATCAGAATCAGGTGTAGTCGCGTCAGGCGCATTAGGGCTTGTAGTACCTTTCTTATCACCTGCTTTCCCATTAACGGGAGTATCTGCGCAAGGTCTAATTCCGTACATTGGGCCGGTAACACCAAATGGTGTAGTAGCAAATGGATATGCTGGAATTGTTTTACCCGGTCCTGTTATTGCCATTTCTGGCGTAACAGCAAATGGAATTGCAGGTGCATTAGGTGGAGATTGGTACTGGACTGAAATAGACGACGATCAGTTGTATCCATATTGGACACCGATAATTACTCTCTAGGAAAATTATGTCAACGTGGACGCCTAATCTAAATATTCAGTTAATTGGGACCGGAGAGCAAAACGGATCATGGGGTACTACCACTAATGGTAACTGGCAATATTGCATGGAAAATGCAATTGTTGGTTCGACTCCTATTGTGTTCTCTGATGCAAATAAAACTTTAATTGCATCTCAATCAACAACCGATCAGCAATATCGGTATTTATATCTAAATTGTTCTGGAACGCTTACTGCTCAACGCACTTTATTTGTTCCAACAATTAACAAAAACTATATCGTCATTAACAACACAACTGGCGGGTATGGTATTCAAGTTCAAACGGCATCTGGAACAGGAATTGTTGTTCCAAGCGGAACAACTGTACCTTTATATGTAGATGGTACAAACGTTACTGCGGCATATAATTATGTGCCTTCTTTGTCGCTAGGTTCGGCATTGCCCATGTCTAGTGGCGGAACAAACAATGCAACAACGCCAACAGCAAATTCAATTGTCTATACATCAACAACAACGATTGGTGCTACAACGTATCCGTTGATGACATACGTTCCGGGTAATACCTCAACAACTCCTTTCTTCTTATCTTCAACAGGAACAGGTTCTGCGGCAAACGCGCCAACGTTAACGGGTTCAACAGGATCGGGATTGGTAGTATTGGCAAGTCAGCCAACATTCTCTGCTACACAGGGTAATGCACCATTTACTGTTAACAGCACAACGCTGGTAGCCAATTTAAATTCAGCGTCTGCGGCAAAAGTAAACAATGCATTGGTTCAGGGAGCAGGAATTACTTTTAGCGCAGGAACAACTTACGATGGTTCTCAGCAGGTCACTATAAGTGCTAGTGGTGTTACTTCTGTTTCTGGAACATCAAATCAAATTAATGCAAGCGCCAGCACGGGTGCTGTGCAATTAAGCATTTCATCAAATTATTCTGCCCCTTCAGTAGTTAACGCATTAACAGCTGGATCAGGTTTAGCTTTTAATTCTGGAACAACATATAACGGTTCAGCGGCTTTGACACTGAGCGTTACATCCGCTCCTTCAGTAACGAATTCATTAACAGCAGGAACTGGATTATCGTTTAGTTCAGGAACAACATTTAATGGATCAGCAGCAGTAACATTAAACTCCACTGGATCAACGCTAAATTCACAATCAGGAGCTTATGTATTATTAGCATCTGATGCTGGAAAAACTATTTCAATTTCTGCCGGAGGCATAACAGTAAATAATTCGGTATTTTCGGCAGGAAATTTAGTCACCATTTACAACAATTCTGCGGGATCACAAGTAATCACCCAAGGCTCAGGCTTGACGCTGCAATGGGCCGGTCAGTCTACATCGACTACAGGAAACAGAACATTGGGCTTATATGGTATTTGTACAATACTGTTTATTAGTTCATCTTCTGCGGTTATATCTGGAGCTGGGCTAACATAAAATGTCCATATTACAAATTTTATTTGCAATCAATACAAACGTTAATAACATAGTTCAAGCGTTTAATGGATCAATAAGTTGGGTAGCGCCTACTGGAGTTACTTCAATTAATTATTTAATTG